GATCAAATTGAAATCTATACACATTACCTTTATGTACTTCTCTCCAAGTTCCACCACTCTTAATATAATGTTGCTTGGCTCTTCTCCAAGTACCACCATCTTTTACGTGGATAGAATGAGTTGGTTCCCAAGTACCACTCCTTTTTATCCATGCATTACCACCAAGTAGCTCTGCATATTGATCAGAATAAGGTAATGCCATTAGTATCTATACCAAACATCTCCATTTGAACCACCAGAAGGTGCACTTGTACTTATCCATCTTCTACCGTATGCATTTGATTCATCACCGATAGTAAATGTAACTCCACCTGTAGTTGAGTTAACAGATCCATCGTGGAAACCTGAAGGATTAGCAAATGATGTGACACCACTGTTAGCAATGGTGATGGAGTTTGCACCATTACTAATACTAATACCAGAACCTTGAGTGATAGTTGATTTAGCAAATCCACTCGCAGAACCAATCAATAATTGACCGTTTGATAGTGTTGATGTATTTATTCCAGTACCACCATACTGTCTACTGATCGTAGTTGCATTCCAAGTACCAGTTGTGACAGTACCAATAGTAGCAAGACTAGATGCAGATGTTAATGATCCGAGAGAATCTATTGCTGATTCTATAGTAGCTTCAGTAGTAGCATCAAGAGCATCAATACCCTTTAATGTACATGTACCAGAACTATCAGATATACAATTTGTACTACCAACTGTTAGATCTCCTCCTCCAATGGTGAAATCACCACTTATTTCAAGAGTATTTCTTATAGTAGTTGTACCAGTTGTAGCACCAATTTGAACATCAGTAGCAGCACCACCAATATTCAATGTTGTTGCGGTAGTTTGAATTAAGTTAAAGGTTGTCTGGTTAGTAGTAATATCACCACCATTAACAGCTATGTCATTACTGAATGTAGCAACATCAGTAACACCTAGTGTGCCACCTAAAGTAGTGGCACCTGTTCCAACTTGTAAGGTTCCTAAGTTGTTAATCTTAAGACCTAGGTTGTTACTCAATTCTAGATCACCAGTACTAGAACCAGTACCAGTACCACCAGTAATGGACATGTTACCAGTATCACTTAATCCAAACTTAACCCAGTTACCACCTAGATATGCACTACCTAGATATCCTCCTCGTGCTGGATTCTCAAGTAATTTCCAGTCACCTGTAGCACCTTGTGTGGTATTTGATGGGTCAGTACCTAAAACATCAATGTTCTTTTGTGATTCAGATGCAGTACCAATAGTAATATCGGCAACTGTCATCTCAGAATTAAAGGTTGATAGTCCTTCTACCCTGAATTTACCTCTAATTTCAGTCTCAAGACTATTAGATTCAACAGTAATCTTATCCCTAACAATGATCTCATCATAGGTAGGACGTAAGTTTGCAGTCTCACCAACAATGGATAGTGTAGGAGTATCAAGGTTTGCTTCTTCACCAGTAACAGAACTAACCTTAGTATTACCAATGAATAGGTCACCATTACTGTTAAGTCCAGAGTAGAATGCAATACCTCCATTCTCTTTCTGTGACTGTGAAACAAGAACTTCAGGTTCAGTTAGAACTCTATTCTGTACTGAAGGTAGACCAGTTGAGTAGTTACCTGGACCATAACCAACATATTCAAATGTATGGTTACCAGATCTTAGAATACTTGGTCGTCTAAGTTCAGTATCAGTACCACCTGTTGCATTAACAGGTATCATTCTTACTGCTTGATCTAACTCAGTCGCATCACCATCTCTTGCTTCAAGAGTAATAAAGTTTGCTTGCTGAGGATCAGTTGTGTTTGCATTGGTATAATTATTCCTTGATTCCTCAATGAAATCACCAATTGATTCTTTAGTGGTTGATAAGGTCTTATCCTCAAGTCCTGTGGCCACATCAGTTGTTGTAACTAAACCAATAGTAGTATTACTTGCAGCAGATGTTGCTTCAGCTGGATCCTCTGTTGGATTATCCTTATCTAAAGTAGGATATAAGTCATTAATATTCTGAGAGAATGAGAATGCATTAACACTAGCATTGGTTGGTGATACACTACCTTTCAATACAGTACAGTAATAGATACCATTTTGTACTGACTTCTTAAGTTCCTTCGCTGTTTCAATATCATAGATGTAATAAACATCACCATATGACTGACCAGTAGGTACGTTTCGTGGTTGAATAATATATCCATTGATAGGATCTCTTTGTAGATCAACTGAACTATCTACAACATAACGTAATCTATATGTTCTATCCCTAGAAGTTCTGTTATCAGGAACACGTCTCATGTATCCTGCACCAGTGAATAGTGAATTAGTATAGAAATTATCATCAGCAAGATGATAATGTATACCTTTATATCCAGTGGTTGCAGATGCATTCTGTGAACCAGATGTAGCTGCAGTAACTCTCAAATACCAGTTACCTAATGTTGCATCCCATTGTATTGGATGATTTGGATCTCCAGCAACAAATGAATTTGCAGTAACATCAGTGAATACACTATCAGCTGGTGAAGCACTACCATCAGGTGTGATTAATGCAGCAAATATAGTTGGTACAGAGTTATTACCAGAATCTATAAGAGATACTAATATTTTATCTTGTATTCTGGCACCAATATTGAAACCTTGTAGTTTATATGGTGGTTTGGTTGCTTGTGATGTATATCCATAGAGATATAATCTTGTATCTACAGCACCAATATGAGCCCATGTAACATTACCAGTACCACTTTCAGTTTGGCTACCACTAGTATGAACTGGACCACTTCCAGCACCAGCGGTTGTTCCACCAGCAATAGTGTAGTATGCCTGTCCAGAGTTTGTACATGTTGCTCCAGCAGCAATAGTCTGGTTAAATGCCCATGCTGTGTTGTTTCTAGCAGCATTCTGCTGTACCTTTTGTACGTCAAATGCTACATAACCAACAGGAATTTCATTAATAACACCTTTCCATACACTTACACCAGTAGCAGTTGATCCACGATAACCTCTATTTAAGGTTAATTGACCACTAGTTCCATTAACAGCAGTTACCTTATATGCTTCTTGAGCATCAGATTGTATGAATTTAATATAATCATTAACTTCTATACCATGGTTATCATTGTTATTAACACAAGCAACAATCCAATTGTTTTCTGTAACATTGAAAGTGTATGCACCAACAGCACCATAGGTTCTTGCTAACTTTTTAGGTGGAATAACATGAGTTATCTTACCAGCTTTATCCTGTGTAAATGGTGCTCCCTTAAATCCTTTTGCTCTTAATGCACAGGATCCAAAGTTACTGTTAGAGTTAGTAATTGACTGGTCACCACCACTTAGGGCTACGAAATGATCAGCAAATCCAACAGCGAACACTGATACTGCCTGTATAACAGCATCATTTGAACATTTTACATGGAAGTTTCTATATGCAGCTTTAAATATACTATCTCCATCAGTGTGGCCACCTGCTTCGTATGCAGATCCATTCCACTTGATGAATGCGTTATCATCTTTCTGTAGTGATACACCAGTAAACTGAGCAACAACCATGGATTTGAATCCAGTTGCTTTGCTACCATCAGCGTGCATACCACAGGTTCCCCAAGTAGATCTTAGAGAACAGTTGAATATGTATGGTGATGATGAGTCTACGTTATCAACTTCTACCTGAACTTGGCAACTATCTGTTGTTGGGTTACCAGATGGTGCACCTGATCCAGGATCTTTAATAATGTATCTAAATTTAGTTGGTGATACAACTTCACTAACAAAATATGATCCATTAAATCTTGAAGCATCAGTTCCTGTGACACCACTAATAAGAATAGGAGTACCAACAGATAGATTATGATTAGCTGTTGTAGTTACCTGAGCAGTTGTTGTGAATACGTTCACATTAACATAGTCAGTTATAATACCACTAGATGCTGTATTAGCAATAGTTACAGGTCCAGCTAAGTTAGGACCAACAATTCTATTTTCTTCTACTCTTGCTTGTAATTCATCAGCACTTTGTGTACCAGTAGCATCAGGAATATCAGCATATGCCTTAGCAATCTTCTGATAGTATAACTCTAGATCATTCTCTGTTAATGCTTGACCATCAGTTCCAGTAACACCTGCCTGTATATTATTACCATCAGCATACTCAAAACAAGTTAGTTTATGGTGAGAGAATGTTGGTGGTGATGATGCAGATGGCTGTGCAGGGTCTTTGTATACACCTGTAGAAGGTCCATCAAAGAAACTAAATTGCCAGAAATAGCAACCACCAGTTACCCTGAAGATTGCAGATCTATCAATAGCACCAGCAGTAGGATCGGGAATATATAACGGTCTAATCTTAGTCTTTCTAAGATCCATACCAACAAGTGATGTACCTCTAGGTACTATTACACCACCCTCAACTGAGTTAAATCGGTATAATACATTGTTTGGATTAGGATTACCACTAGCATCTGTTAAATCAAAGTTAGTGGATGAACTTAATTCTGTAATATCTGCAGGTAGATAAGCATTACCTGAAGTATTTGTGCCTGGTCTATTATCTATAAGATAATCACCAGGATATAATACGATAGTAAATGATTCATAGGCATCATTAAATTGACCAGCCCTATAAGAAAATCTGGCAGATTCTATTAGTGCCCTTTGTATAGTTTTAAAAGGACGGTTAGGTGAGTTACCTCTATTGTCAAATGAGTCAGATGCATCAAAATCATCAGGGTTGACATATAGGCAACGGCCAGTTTTTGATGTAAAGACGTTCTTAAGTCTGGTTAGTGCCATCTTTTACTATCTCTATGTTATGAAGGAATTTCAGCAGTATCTTCAAACCCTATTAGAGTTGCAGATACAGCAGCAGTTGATTTAACATAAAGTGATTGATAAGTACCAAGTACTAATCCTGTCAATTCAAAAGTTTTTTGGTCATCAATGGATACATTACGAGCAATATACTGTGATGTTTCAACATCACGAACTGCAGAGATTAACAATTCAACGCCAGCAGCATCAATAAATTCTGTTGCAGGAGTTGTATTACCAGCAGCAGCATACCTAGTTTGTGTAGTAGCTACTGGTGCATTATTAAATGCAGTAGACTTTGCAGCACTGTTGTTGTTCTCAGCAACAACCTCATTATTCATGTCATAGATGTTCTTATAGTCGATATTATTTTTATACTCATAGTTTTGGAAGTATACTACTCCAAGTTGTGAGTCATAATACCTAATTCTACCTGACCACCCATCAGTTGCACCAGTACCAGCATAAGAAGGACCAGCAGATATTGTTCCACCATTGGCTCCAGTTACAGTAGTATCACCTGGAAGATCAAGTCCCTTTGGATGGCTCATGTTTCTCAACCAAAGTTTACTATTGGCAGCATCCCAGAGCTCAACAATGGCAGTCTGTGCAGTAGGAGTAAGTCCACTATTCGTCCAACTGACACTTTCACCAGGTGTAAATGATCCTGTAACACCACCACCCTCTATTACAACTGAAGTTGTGTATGAAAACTCAGGAAATGAAAATGCACTAAAGGTAGATGGTGCACCTGGTTGGTTACCTGGTGCATCTAGTTGCAATGCTTGAGTTTGTTCAGTTACTGCAATATCTACAGTAGCTGCACTACCAGTATTATTAGCAATTATTAATTTACCACTCATCAGAGTAGCACCAGGACATGTATAGATGTTGAATCCCTGAGTTGCAGTTGCAGATGTAGTTCTTGAATTTGAGTACGGGGTAACGGATGGGGTGAAGTTTGCCAGTACTCCTACTTGTTTGACGGCCATGAGTTTTAATTAAATGAGTGGAAGTAGACTTTTGCCATTGATACACCGCTTCCAGTTCCAGAATTCAGCGTGGCAGTTGATCCTGTCTGTGGATCTGTTAGAACAATTTCTCTGGCAGAGATTTTACCACCAGTTTTATTAACGGGATCAGTTGTATTAATAGTTATATCACCATCAAACCAACCATCTCCAGATACATCTAACTTGTAACCTGGAGTTTTCCCAATACCAAATTGACCACTACCATCTAAGATAGCTTGGTCAGCACCAGTATCATCAGTAAAGTTTAAACTTGAACTTGCTACACGCTTCTGAATAACCGATTTCGATGTTCCAGCATCTCCAATTATAAGTGAAGAACCTGTAGCATATATAGATCCTTCAACTTCAAGATTGTATGTTGCAGCAGCTCTACCAATACCTAATTGACCATCTAATTGATGTGCAGTACCAGAACTTACAATATTACCAGTGGATGTGATATTAGTAACAGAATCTACAGCACCATTAATTGTTATACCTGTTGCTGTTGTATCAATACGTAAATCAGTAGCAAGTGTTGACTGACTTCCACTATGATAGATTCTTGTTGATGTGTTGTCCGCTTGTAACCATACTCCTACACTAGACTCACTTCCTAATTGAATTGTACCAGAACTACCAATAGAAAATCTACTGGACTGGTCAATAATGTAAAAAGTGTCATTATAAATTCCACCAAGACCACTGATTGCTGTAAAACCAAATGATGTAAACCCAGTGTTACCATCGTCATTAGCATGAGAGAATCTAAAATCAGATGTTTCTGGTAACCTAATGCTACCACTAGTTCCAAACTGCAAATCACCAGTTAAGGTTAATCCTTGGTTTTGAACTACTGTGTTGTTAAATGTTGCAGCAGCACTAAAGGAAGCTGAACCATTAACAGTTACAGTATCTACAGAAGTTGTTCCCAATACTCCACTACCTGTGGAAGTAAAATCAACAATACTAAAAGTGCCTGTAAAGGCAGCACTGTCAAGGGTTTTATTTGTGAGCGTTTGAGTGGCACCTAAAGTTACAAGTGTATCACTTGCAGCAGTTTGACCATTAGAAGGTAACACATATGTATGAGTTACACCTGCAGGTATTGATTCTGTACTAAACTTACCTACCTTACTATTATCAGATGAGTTTGGTATTACAAACAAACTATCTGTAATTGCTAGAATAGAACCTAAACGAATAACACCAGTACCCTGTGCGGATATGGTGAAGTCTAAGTTAGTATCAGCAGCATCTTGTGCAGCAATGTTGAGTGTATTACCTACCTTTTGCAAGTTCAGTCGTGCATCACCCATTGCTAGGCCGACTTGGCCTTGAGTTTCTGAGAATATACCAGTCGCGGTTTTTCCTTCAAAAGATAAACCTGGAGTAGTATATGTACCTGAAGGTACAGCTCGGAATATACTACCTACAGCCGATCTTTTATTTTGATCTGTTGGATCCGAATTATCTAGAAGTAAGAGAGTATCAGAGCTAGATACGCTTCCTGCTTCCAATAATGTTAGGTCAGATATCTTACGTGTTGCCACACTAAGTCCACAATAAAACGTTCAAGTCTATTTATAACTTCTTCTTGAATGTAAAAAATCCCTCACTACCATGCCAGTACCCTTTGTCCCAACTATGGTACTCAGTAGCATATAATTTTGCTTGACTTTCCAACTTTTTACCTTTATATGTACAATCTGGCATAGATGCACCATAAAATGCCATATCATCAGGCACAAAAGAGAATATCATATCACATGCTGGATTCTTTACTATTAATATACCCGTATTATCATTTAATATTAAAGGTGCGGTAACCTCCACTTCCATCTCTCTGTATGGTTTGTCAGTATAATTGTATCGAGATTTAGTAAGAAACTTATGTTCATCTACTTTCTCATGAGTTACTATTATATGTGCCCACTTTGTAGGGTTTGATGATGCTTGATGCCAATTATCAAAGGTTCCTTCAAACCATTGGCAAAATAAATCTAATTCCATTTGATTGGACATTTTCCTTCATTGGTTACTCTTTTCATAATTATATCCCATGCGTCAAACATAGTAAATGACCTGAACCTATTGTTCTGATTAAGTTCTTTAATCAAACGTTCAGGTGGATCCTTCTTATCTAATTTAAAATTAGAATCAGACTTCTTAGAATATAGTCTGAAATAATACAGTGGTGTTCCTTTTGGTAAGTATACATCTTTCTGTAATACTTTTACTCCAACTACAAGGGGTCTATACCATACAGATATAGGAAAGGTAGCAGGTACCAAGTCCAACCCAAACCTAGAAAGCAAAGGATGAGGAATCTGTTCAATCCATACATCTTTATCATTTGTCCATATAGACATTGTATACTTCATTTGAAGTTCTGGCAAGTCCCCACTTAGCCAATTTTCACCTAAGTGAAAGTAATCATCATATGATTCTTGACTTAGACTGGTTTCTATGTTATTATCCTTGATCTTAAATCCAAGATCAAATGGTTGTGTAACTACCCATGTATTATCACCCCACTTCTTCCATGCAGGACATTTGGCATGATCATATTTCATATCATACCCAGTTCTATATTTCGTTGGTGGATCTACAAATTCAGGTGGAAATGGATCAGTTTCCTGTCCTTCTCCTATTCTATAGGACCAATATACTTGCTTCACTTTTCAAAGTAACTGATATTTAATACCATCCTACGATCTACATCAGTAGCGGGAACACCTCTATGTTTCAAGTTAGTGTCAAATATAACTGCAGTGTTTGATTCACTATACACCTTCTCACCAGTTTCAAACTCAGTATATCCATTATTAGTATTCAAATAAAGAACACAAGTCTTGCTTGGTGTGGATATCTGCCAATCAGTATGCCATTCTTGCTCTGGTGCTTTAGATGGTGTAGCATTTAATTTTACTCTTAATATTGCAATCACCCCTAACTTATTAGTTGCTTCCATGAGACACCTATTAATGGTAGGATTCATTGCACTAGAAAATTGGTGATCAAAATACAGTAAATTTATATACTGCTCTGGTTCTCCTTGTGATTGTGTCCAAAACCATGGAAAGTTTGGACTATTAAACTGAGTGTATAACTCATTAAACGTGGCTTGATGGAGAAAGTGACTAATCACTTGCATCTTCTTTCTCCTCTTCTTCAATCGCTTTATCCAATTCTTCAGCAGTTATTGTATTCGCAGAACCAATACCTTTACCTGGTGGGTTCTTCATAAAAGGACTATCAGGATGAGGTACTTTAGTTGGTGCACTCGTTGTTTTGAGATACTTAGCCTTCAATGCCTTCTTACTTGGCTTCTTACCTTTATTTGCTTTCGCTTTCTTAATAACTTCTATGGCATCACCAACTGTGACGATCTCACCCGCCATCTCATCTGGTATCTCAACTCCAAAACATTCTTCTAAGAACATAACGAGTTCAACCATATCCAATGAGTCTAGCATTAGGTCATCACCTAACTTAGAATCCCAAGTAACTTCTATCTCATTACCATCTTCATCTTTGGCTCTATCCATCAAGGTTTCCTTGATAGCCATCTTTGCTATCTTAAGCATAGTTTGCTTAGATATGCGTTTTGATGCTTTGAGCATCGCTCTGATTTCAGAGTATGTCTTGTTATAAGCCATTAAACGTAAACTACTTCATCATTTTGACACTGATCTCGAACGACATCGAGAATACGAATGAATTGGTCACCATCGTCACAATTTATGACTTTGGTATTTCCTTCACTACTTAGTAGTGTAAACCTTTTAGATGGAATGTCAACCGTCACCTTATCAAGGTATTCATCTCCAAGATCTAGATACATAGGGCAAAAAGGCGATTGATATAATTGTAGCAGATTAAGAGAGGTTTGTAAAGTAGGGTGTGTCACTTACACGACTGGCACGTCTGTTCACTTCTTTTGCTTTATCTAAAAGGGCTAGACCTGCGTTTCTATTGTCCTGCATCGTTCTTACAATATTTTCTCTATTTGTTTCTTCTTTTACAATTTCTTCGACGTATTCGTCTAAATGTTTAGCAAGAATAGCTTTTAGGAACACAGCCTCTTGCTTGGTTACTGACATGTGAAAAGTTGTCATCTTGTGTGTTGTAAACAATCATCAATTCAAATATATCTCCTCACCAGCAACATTTACGTTGCCACCTGCAGAAATATTAAAATTGCCACTAGTACTCAGTGAGTTATTACCAGTGACGCTAACGTCATAACTACTGTTTGGAGGGGGTGTATCAACCATATCTACTGGTTGCCCTCCATCTATACAGTCATAGGAATTACCAACCACTTTTTCTGTGTGTTTTCCTTTCACTTCAGTGAATTTATTACCCACTGTTTTGTCATAACGACATCCGACTGCTTCTGATCTTATGTTGCCCTCGGCATATGTATCGATTGCACCAATAGGATCCAATTGGTTAATTGAGTGGAATTTTTGTACATATTCCTCACGAATTGTATGTCTTGATTCATACAACTTACTAATATTCTCATATTTAGCAGATTCGACCCTAAAAGTCTTGTCTGTTTTAAATGCTAGACTAGTTTTTGTATTAAGGCTATACACTCCACCCACTGTTAAATTGTAATCACCGTCACATGTCGTATTCAAATCACCTTCACATTCTATCTCAGTATTACCTTCAACAGTCATTCTAACATCACCTTTGATGTTAATTACTAACATATGTTTTGTTGGATCTTCACCCACATCCAAAGTCATGCTTTCTTTAGCAAGCATATGGATATCCTTATGAGCAAAGATGTCAGTACTACCCTTGACATCCATGTCAATATAGTTTTTAGTAGTACCATGAATTAGACGAACCCTTTCACCTTTCGGTGTATTGTTCATCTCTATCATATGACCACATGATGTGCTTTGCACAAAATTCTTTGGCCATACAATAGGGTTATTTACTGAAGAACCACTCTCCTCTGTACCATCTTTAAATCCTGTTAGTTCTGTCATACCTGTTTCTCCAATGCTGGATGACCTACACAATCAATATATGATTCTAGTCCTAGGAGTTTTTCCCTAACCTTAATAGGTCCAGCATAACTATAACCCAGTATAACAGTACCACCTGCTCCTTGTCCACCCTCAGTGTCCTCAACTTTTGCTGTAACAAAACCAATAACCTTTTCTGATAGAACAGGCTTGACTAATCTACCCTGTTCATCTATAGTCATTTCACCAATTTTCTTCTTATCAGGGCCAGTACCTATTGTTATAATAGGTTTCTTATAACCAGTACCCACATTAACAGGTTTAATCTCTTCAACTATAGGAATAAGATCACCACACTCAGCATATACTGCCTTAGCATCATCTGGTACAACCAAATCAGCATACTTTTCAGTATAGTTAAGTGTGAAAGTATCCCCAGATACTGTCTGTAACACCATACCATTTTGAATATTAACATGATATGTTGGATCTAAAGTAGCAATAATCATGTTATCTTCTGAATAATCAACATCAACTACCTGCATTACATCTGGTTTACTGGGATTCTCTTGACCATCTGCAGACGATACTAAGAATAATGGTTGACCATTCTCAACTACTTGTGCTACATTACCTTTTGGTATTATATAATTATACTGTTCTTTAGGACAGTATGTTTCAGCAGGATCAAATCCATATCCAATACCAGGTTCTATAACATCAATAGATTCTATCTTACCATCTTTAATGTTAGGTTTAAAGACAGCACCACCACCTTCAGGTTCATTACATGTGAACTGTGCACGAACTGTAGCTTCAAGACTTACATTTTTACCTTTCTTCCTTACCCATGAACCAACAATAGATCCAATTCTATCAACAATAGGTAATGCTTTGATAGGGGCAGTGGATTGTAAATTATCCCATACCATTTCAGGGAAACATGGTTTCTTATTCTTATTACCAGAATTACAATTCAAAGATGCTGATGGGAAACCACCAAGAGGATTAAGTTTAAAGTTTTCAAACGCTTCAAGTGGACCTCCAATCTTGAAATCCATAGAAGCAATACCACTAAGTTTTCCAGCAGCCGACGCTAAAGGAACTAAAGCACCAGTCTTTACATTAAATACTGACTTCACTCCACCCATCATTCCAGCAGCAAATGCTCCTTTCAGATTACCTGTTGTAGGAACAAAACCCATAGGTGGTTTAGTTGGCCAAGTATCCATCTTCTTAGCAGCTGCATCTTTACCTTTGGCTTTAGGTCCATGACATGTTTCATATGTACTAGCACCAACAGCACATGATAATGAACCTTCGCAGAAAAGATCCAAGATTGATAAAGCATCTTTAAGTAATGATTGAATCTTATCCATAGCACCCTTAATAGCTGACATCAAACCATCAATCATTCCTAATGCCTTGTCAATCAGATCCATTAACTTATTCATAATGGCATTAATAAAATCTTGTATCAAACAAAGGAACATATCAAGGACATTATTAAAGAGATCGGTGAGTAAGCCTTTAATAAAATCTTTGAGTTGATTCAATAAATCACCAAACACACAATTAACTACCTTGGCAAGACCTTCAAGATTAGCTTTAATAGGGCCAGTTAACTTAGGATTTGGTGTAGGGATCTTCATCAGCTGATCATCAATTATGTCACCGACTCTCGCTAGAGCAACACCTTTAATCTTACCTGTTATACCTCTAAGTTTAGTAGTAACACGACTAGTTATAGTGTTGATCTTACCTGTAACATCCGCAACCCTACCTGTTGCCTTGTCAACAAATTCACCAATAGCGTTCTTTTCAACACCACGGGAAAACTTCATAAACTCAAGTAGTGGTCCTTCTAGTTTAGTTGCAACATCTGTACCACATTTACCATTACCCATTTGTACGGTATAACATTTAGATGATTCAGCATAATCTTGAAGTTTGCTTGTTATTTCACCTTCACCTCTTGGATTGATTGTTGAATCTTCACTTTCACCTTCAGTTGTTTGTGCTTCTTCTACAGGTACTTGATTGCCAGTCTTTGAATCTACAGTAACATTAGATCCACTTCCAGGTACACCAGTACCTTGACCAGCGTGAACATTAGGAACATAATCAGCTGCTACTAACTTAGGAAATAACTCCTCCTCTCCTTCTTTTTCTGCAGTTTTATATGCACCTTTAGGATTCTCATCACCAACAGAACCCAACACTATTGGTACTTGTGCAGCAGCACCATCCATAAAGAAACCAACAACCCAACCATTAATTTGAAGTTGATGTACTGTACCAATTCCAGATCTTTGTGGGAACATATTGGGCATCATTACCATAGACCATGGTAAATCTTTAGTAGGAAGTTCCTTTCTACTTGGATTATGATATCCTACAATTCTAACTTTTACTTTATTAGTTTCATCCTTATCATCTGGCTCATCTTTCGTACCTCCACCACTATTCTCCACCTGGCCAACCCACCAGTTGAACCCATCCTTTCCAATAAAATTAGCAGTTGCTTCGTTCATCACTTCAAAGTATCATCAGTTTTGGTTTGAGAAGTCTCTTTAATATTACCTGGACTATCAGTATATAATGTAGCCTTAGTAGTCATTTGATCATTACTAGAGATAAATTCTCTTTCTATTTGACCTACAACATATATTCCACTATTATCCCCATCCAATTCCTTATCTTTACCTTTATATGTTGTAAGTTCTACATTATCCCCAACATACAAATCTAAATCACCAACAAACTCTACTTCTACTTCTTTACTGTAGAATAGTTTTTCTCTCAATGCTGACTGTGCTACTTGTTTAGTACTATCTTGTGTCATAGTACCCTCAGTGAATAATGCAGTATCCATTATCTTAGACATGATTCTAGTAGGTGCTGTAGTTTTCTCAAATTTTTCAAAATATGTAGGTAGATCTACATCACCATTCATTTTGGGAACATCCTTGTAATATTTAGATATGTTAAAGCTATGTTCTATGTAAGACATATCCTTCACATCGAATGTCATAAACTTACTGCTATATGATCCATAGTTCAATCCCCTTAGTACATCTCCAGCATGTTTCACTCTTAAAGACATAATAGGTATGATAGTTTTATCTGGTTCTCCCAACTCTGGTTCATCATAACCAACGATCATTTTCCTTCTATATGCCTTTTCTGCAAAAGAATCATACGATAAAAAATTATATCCTAGAGCATTCTCAAAGAAAGCATATCCAGCACTAGCATTTGAACCACTACCACTAGAAGGTATTGCTTTAGTTGATAACCACTTAATTATTGTATAAGGTGACCAATAACATGCTACAAAAGAAAATTTATTCTTAGTTGGAGATATTTCTACAATAGCTCTATCAGTTCCTAGAATATCTGTTAATATATCATCCTCAACTATCTTATCAATACTTTTTCCTCCACCAGTCCCGAATCTCCGAGAAATTTTTGCAGCTGCATTGTTTATAAGATCTGGAGAACAGCATAGCAAGCTTGCTTTTGACTTTCCATCAACTACTAATCTATCTTGAAGATCATACACAACCAAATTCATAGAAAAAACATTCTCTAAATGATCTTCAAACTCAAAATAGATAGGCTCCATACCTTGTACAGCAGATAAAGCACCATCTTTACTATCAGTCAATTGAACTTCAATTCTAACTGAAGCACTCTTAATACTCTCAGTATATTTTAAAGAAAGTAATTGATTAATGGTGAAACCATAATCGGTTCCTTCAACACCAATAGCTATATTCTTAAGTTTAAAATTACCGCTTTTCATTTATCCAAACTGTGACATTAATGCGTATTCATCAAACACATGAGACTTAATAGTACTGGCGATAGCATCTGCAAATCCACTCTCAGCTTTCATATTTGGTACGGATGGTTGTGGTTTATTAGCAGCTATTTGTTCTACTTCTTTTTGAACCTGTGTATTCTCTATCATTAGAAGATCATTAGCTTCATTTATAACAGTGTCAGTTAAAATAGCTATCTTACTATCTCCAGTAGCTAGAGAAGCCATTGAATTGAGTATATTATCACCACCAACGTTATTAACACTACTCATCAACTGATTCATCAACTGATTAGTAGTATTAGTACGATTAAGCATCTGTCCAAGTGGAGTACTTGTATCAGTGCTGGTTCTAGTACCAGTACGAGCTTTATTCCCTTCTTCTAATCCCTTCTGTGTACCACCAAAAGGATTAAGAATACTAAATCTATTACCACCACTAGTCCTGCTATCAGCAATATTAGTTGAATTTGTAATACTCTTCATCCAAGTATTATCACCAGCAATAGAAGAACCAGTAGATCCAGGTGAACCGTTAGCACCATTGGCACCGTTAATACCTGGTGCACCATTTTTACCCATACCTAAGAAATTATTAACCCCATTATTAACTACACTCTGGAACAAATTATTAGATGCAGTATCACCAACCTGTGTAACATTCTCACTAGAAATACCAAGACTCTTACTAATGCTATTAAGATTGTTGTTTACAATATTGTTTATATTCCCACCAATGCCTATTTGTGGAATCATCTTAAAGACTTGCATCAATCCAGCAGCTGCAGCCTTCATAGGTAGTGCTAGTGATGCACCAAATGCTTCTTTTAAACGTCCATCTATTTGGAAATCTTTTTCTATCTTATCTGATATATTCTTTTGGAAGGTATCATCAAATCCACTCTCTGCTAGTGATAGATTAGATGGATTATCAACTGGTGAAAATGCACTATCAAGACCAGCACCACCAGTTAAACCACCTCGTGCAAATTTCTGAGTAGGTGCACTATTATCACCAAGGCTTGTACCTAGATCACTACCTTCTGCACTAGGTCCACCATCATCCCAATGTTTATCTGGAGTCCCACCCTGAACATTATTAAAGCTAACCTCATCAGGCATTGCAGGAGAGTTTGGAGAAATATCTGGACCTCCTCCTTCCATAGCAGCAATCATTGGAGCTGACTGCTCTTGTTCTCGCATGAGAAAATCCTGATAGCGATCCTGCTGGAACATAGATTGCAATAGAGCCTCTCTATCTTCTATAAGTTCCTTAATGTTTAAAAGACATTTATATATGTGAGATAAGGATATATCACTCTTATCATCTGAATCTGGTGCCGTTGATGGTGGTGCTACTGGTAATGTCATGATAATCTAACTCCTTTGCCTTGATCAGATATAATCAAAGAACTCAATTTGGCTATTGGTACTTCCTTCTCAACAGTTTTTGTAACCAATTGTGGTATATACTCTGGTACTGGTACAACCACTGACTTTACCATCGCTTTCTTTGTTTGTAATACTGGAGTTTGATTAATATTTTCAACATTTTTCTTAGGACTTGGTTTTATATTTGGTGACATAGAAGATTTACTCGGCGATGGTCCAACAAGACCACCACCATTAAATCCTTGAACTAAACCACCACCATTCATTTTAGCACTAGCAGATATATCAGCACTTAAAGCATCTAGTTCAAGTTGCTCCTTGAGTTCTAGTGCAAATCTTGCTTCAGGGTTTGATGCAAGATACGCTTGCTTATCTTCTTCTGTCAGTACACCCATTGATCCTCGGAAAATAGTTTCAGCACCTTTTGTTTTTTGCTCCCATGTGGATTTCGTCATGGTATTAAAATCCATATCAGTATGTGATGTTTCTTTTATTCCACCACCATAATATTCTGCACCCATTGCTTTTGTAAGTTCCACACCCTCCGCATAAGTTATTTTATCTAAAGGGGGTAATCCTAGAATTTCTGTTCGTTCTTTATTAACCCAATAAAGCGTCTCTGCTTCGATTCTTGCTTTTTCTTCTTTGTCAGTTAGAACACCCCTAGTATGTCCTAACTTTTCGCTCATAGTTTGTACCTTACCACCTTCATTGAATCCACCGCTAACAGTTGGTCTATTTGTTCCACCTCCAGCAGCATTCATTGAAGCTAATGTACTAGCACCAAATTTCTTAACTGCACCCTTACTCATGACAAATTCACCAGCAGTTAATCGTGCGGGAACTTTATCTATACCAGAAGGACCAGATACAAAACCACCAGAATTAAGTTTCTGTTCTATATTAGTGGTTTCAGTATTACTTGCCTTTACATCAACCTGTTGAATTTCTGGAACTTTTGGTGTTTCAGCCTGAATATCTGACGTACCAACTATACTTTGAAGTTTCTTTGCCTCTTTTAATACTGAAGCAACAGCAGAAGAACCTGATAATGGACTAAGGAATGATATGGTAGCACCTACCATAACAGATGCACCTTCTCTATAAACTGCAGCGAGTGCATCACCAATCTTACTCATTGGTAGAATCACTTCTGCTTCTTGTGCCTCACCAACTAATGCCTTAGATCCACCTAGCATACCTCTTGTTGGTGAATTAATAACCGATCCACCTGATCTACCACCTACAAGACTACCAAATTTGTTCTTGTTTGTCGGATTATTAGGTCCACCCTTTTCAAATCCCTTATTTTCAGGATCAAGTTGTTCATAAGTGTAATCAACTATCTTTTGCCCTGCTTTATCACAAGCCCAAGCACCTGCTATACCACCACCTAACCACAACAATCCACCTAATACTTGAGAGTATCCTGTTGGAGCTGCCAACAATGGTCCACTAACTGATAAAGTTGCTGAAGAACCTAACGCGAATCCTTTCCAACCACAAGCAGTAGTTACTGCAGTTTCTGTTAGAGCTCTATCTACTCTTTTATTTTCATTCGTCCTCTTGTTCTTATAATCCAGGTATGAAAGTGCACCCAACAGTAATTTACCACCATTATTTCTTACAGGTTTTGGTAGTTTTTGGTATAAATTCTGAATATTTATCTTTCTGGGATCGATATTCTTTAATAACTTTGGTACTTCTACCTTTGGTATTATCCTCTTAGCTTTATCTACTACCATACCTGGCCATCTGGCATGTTTAGTAGCCCATAAAGGACGATTAGGTATATTAGCAGCAAGCTTATCAAATTGACGGAAAATTATATTAGAACCCTTAGAACTCTTCCTAGCAATTTCAAGTGCTTGCTTTACATTTTGATTATTTGCTCTTGCTCTTCTGTATACATCTATCTGTGATTTAGTAAGACCAAACTTATTCATCAACTTCTTATCAGTCAGCCTTCTAAGCCTATTCTTCATGAATTGAGCTCTTGTTTGAGGCTTCGTTGGTGGTCTACGGAGAAATGGTACATAATTTCCTGGTCTAGGTCTGGCTCTTCTCTTATCTCTTGAATAATCTGTAATTGATGTACTTCCACGTTCGCCATCAAGTCCAACACCAAAACCACCACCATTACGATTACGTAGATATTCAATATACTCATACTCAGTGTCTAGGAATTCACCCATAGACTTACGAAATTTCTTAGTAACATCATATACATGCTCAAGATTAATATTTTCGTCAGCATCATCTGAAGATCCACCACGAAGTAGACCCCCTAAAAACTTTAAAATTTTATTTTCCTTCTTTGGAGCCATTTAATGCTTACGCTTTTGTTCCTCTATTCGCTCTCTTTCCTTCTGTAGGTGAGAGGATAATAAGTTCACATATACTTCCCGTTCCCACGGGATCATATTTTCAATGTCAGTCAAGCTATATTTATGGTGTTGGACAAGAGAAAAATTTGTTTGATAAAAGGTCATCAAGCCCTCATGGAAGAGGGCTACCCGAAAAAACTCACCAACCCCTCAATTACTATGTCATTAGTAACACCTGTATTATGATTCTTCACCTTTAACTCGTGCCTAAGCGTAGGCATGGTGTTAAAAAATTGTTGTATTTTATCAAATTGAGAAGCAGTTAATGTCTCTACCCACTCTCTAGCTTCTTTAAAACTAAAAGTACCTGCAGATTCAGATCCAACATAAACATTCTTAATACATTCTGCTACTAAATCATAAGGATCTACATTATCTTCTGCAAAATTGACTTTTGCAAAGTAATCTAAATTTGGATACCTCATCTCAATACTAACATCATTCTCAAGTTTAACTAGATTAGTATGACCTTTTGGAAACCTTACCTTGACATCATCTGCCAAAAAGTTAACATTAACTTCGGTCTTACCATCATCAGGACAAGTGATCTTCAATTCAATTTTTTCACTAATTGATCTAGCACGTATTTGAAGGAATAAGTATTCAACATCAAATAAAGCAAGATCATCTATTTTAATTCTACTATTAATACAATTCTTTAATATAGTCTTAATTGCTTCTAATACTTGAGCATCCTCTTGCGATTCCATCGCAACGATTAAAACCTTCTGTTCTTTTACTAAGAAGGGTCTGCATTTAATTTTCTTTTTTGTAGAAGGCACCACCAATTCATAG